TACATCAACTCGGCCGATGCCCCAAGCACCTGTGCCCCAAGTGTAATTACCATTCCATCCTGCCACTTAAACCTCCTTGTTAGCCGGAGATTCTTAATATAGCTGCTGATGTAGTGAATGCTGGAAAAACAATTGTGAAAGTTCCGTCTGTGCTAATTTTATCAGATGTAAAATCTAAAACTGCAACTGCTTTGTTAGTAGCTGAAGTATTATAAATCAATGCACCTCTTGCAGTGATCGTTGCACCTGTAAATGATAAATCATTAAAATCAACAATCGCAACACCTGATGCAACTGACGTACTTGGATTCGGTTGTACTAATGCTCCACCACCTGAAGTGTATGATCCACTATTACCAACTTGACCTGTAGTTGTAAAAGAAGTTGTTGCTGAGTTTAAAGTAGCTGAAGAACTATAAAGAGCCAACTTGAATTTATCTCCACCAAATTGGAATTCATGTTGACCTTCTAACAATTCTTTTTTAAACGAATTTGCAATCGCTTGTGTTATCGCCATAGTTTATCTCCTTATTTGCCTCCGACTCGAGGAACACCTGCTTGATATTCATCTCGTCTTCGTCTTCCCATTTGTTCTATCGAGAAGCCTTCTGCTACCTGTTTATATCTTCCTTCATATAATTGCAAGAGATCATTTGGCCCCTTTAGAAAAGAAAATGCTTCTACTAAACATGCATACAAAAGTCCGTTGGGAAAATACTTACTTAAGTATGTAGTTGTATTTGTACTCGATAAACCAGGGTCTTTCAAGATATAATTTAATTGAATTTCATAAGTAGCATCAGGACTAGGAGCTAAAACAATAGTATCTTTGTCCCACATACCATAATATTTAGGTACTCCAGTTGCTCCTGTTGGATTATATTCAGACATAAAACTCGTATCTCTATATTCTAAAAACTCTCTATTATCAGGTTGTGAACTACCATCCGAATCTACAATTTGAGCAGATCTTACAATTAATAAATCTGCAGGTACGTCAATAAATCTTTGTGATGCAATTAGATTTGCTGTTGCATATCGTCTATTATTATCAGAGTCTATTTCTCTAAATATTCTCCATTCTGCATCTTCAATAAAACCATCAATAATTGTAGAAGTTAAAACATTTGAATCTACTTCTGTATAATCTCTAATTTTTTGTACTAATTCTGCGTATGTCATTATGCTTGTAAAGTTACTGGACCAGCCGAGCAACCATCTCCTCCTCCACTTACATTTCCATTTGTTGCAGTACTTGTACTTTGAAAATGAAAATAATTATTTGTATTTGATATATTACCACTAGAATTTATTTTGCCAACCGTAATTGAAAACCCAGATGCATTAGAAATATCGGACACATTATCAAAAGTAGGAACACTTCTAAACCCAGTGGGACTGGTAGCACCTCTAAATCTTACAACATCATTGGTAGATCTTTTATGAGTTGGTGAATAAACATTGACATAAGTATTTCCTGAATATTTAATCGTTTCAAAAGGATTGGTTTGTAATAAAATTAATACTGCAGGTTCAACTCTTGCAGGTCTAGCTTTAGGTAAACCTTGTCCGTCGGCCGTGAATCGTCTTGGTTCTAACTGTGGATGTTTAGGCTCGAATTCTGAAACATGGACAAAGGCACCATTCCATTCCGTTACCATTTCAGAATAAGGAAACTCTAATCCTGATCTATCTGATATGGCTTTTGCATATTTTCCTTTTGATAAATTAGACATTCGGATAATAAGTTTTTGGTGTTATGAAAGAACTAGATGAAGATCCATCTTCAGCTAATGCTCTTTGTAATTCATCTTCGTATAATAATTTTAATTCCTGGATTCTTTGTGGCGCTTTTTTAAGAGCCAAATAATAAGCAAGACCCGCACACATACAAGGAACGAACCGATAAGGTACATCGACTGCATTTGTATAAACTCCAACATCATCAATCCTTTTTACATAATAATAGTTAATAGTATTACCTGCTTCAGATGAGCCTGGAGTAAGGTATAGAGTTATTGTAACTTTGTCTATAAATCTTTGTACAAAATATTGTACAGGTTGTCCTTCAGATGATTTGTTTGATAATGCTTGATAAGCTGATCTATTAATTTTTGTAAGTGGTGTATCTATTGAAGATGCATTCCTATAAGAGCACTCCAATATATCATCAACGCCATATATGCTAGTGGCGTCCGAAGTTCCGTCACCAGGTGAACGAAACATTGTATAAGTTGCTTGACCATCTACTAAAGTTATTGAGTTGTTTGCAACTTCCCAATAATGCAAACCTCGGTTTGCCCATTCTTGAAATAGAATATTTAAGGATCGTCGCGCAGTTTTAATATCATAACCTGCGTTAGATTGCAAACCAATTCTTTCATAAGCTTCTTCTATGATCTCATCGATCTGAAAATTCTTATCAAAGACGTATGTACCTGAAGTAGTGTTAGCCATTTAGCCTCCTACTTGTCTAACAATACAGTTGCTGTTCCTGTTAATGTAGAAATACTCATTCCGTTTTCAAATAACACTCCATCTTCTGGAATGTTAAATGCAAAAACATCACCTGCTGGAGCATCTGCTTGGAAGTAAGTTGTTGTTGTACCACCATTAACTAATACAACAGAACCTGCTGTAGTAGCATTTGGAGCACCTAAGATAATTCCTCTTAGTCTAGTTCTTCCTGCAAATACAACACCAGTTGTATTTCTTCTTATTGCTTTAACATCTGATTTAAAAGACATATTTTAAACTCCTAAGTTTTAGGAGCCCCGAAGGGCTCCATAATTAATTATGCGTCAGTTGCAATGTCTGCACCATCTTGAACTCTTTTCCAAGTAGTTCCATCAGAAAATGCGTAAGTGGCAGCGTTAGAAAATCCGTTTGAAACGTAAATCATAACACCATCATTGTCTACAGCTGATAATTCTTCACCAGCTCTAGTTCCTGTTGCAATTTGCACAGTTGATGCGTTAGATACAGTCCAAGATATTTTTCCACCTTGTGCTGTGTCATGTGCGTTTTCATTAGCACCACCGATAAACCCGTTAAGGGATACCACTGGTCCTGTAAATGTAGTATTTGCCATATTTATATCCTCCTAGTTTTTTCTACATAGTCTCTAGGCCGTCGACTATACGCGTCTATGTAGAATAATTTATGTATAGTAATTAATTTATATATGAAATTATTAAAGAGTGCAAGAAATCCCTATAGGAAAAGTATGTTTTCCAGCAATATAGAGTTCCTAATTAGCCAGCATACAGATGGATTTCTCCATCTAAAGCATTTTTAGGACTCTCTTGGTTCTTTAGAATAGATCTAATTACTTTTTTGATATCATCTCCAAGAACCGACATTTCAGGTGTTACCATTCCGCCATTTTTAAGAAACAACTCGTTCCAATCAGATTCGAGTTTCAGTTTCTTCGCGAACAACACCATGTTGTCTTGAGCCATTGTTAACCTCCTCATAGGTTATATAGAATCCAGCGCCTGTAGCAGTGCCACTAAACTTTAATGGATTCGGCTCCCAATGTATAGCATTTTTTCCTAGAAAGTCAATGATTGGTTTATGCAATTCTTCTGCATCATTTATTTCTTTTTCAGACTCAATATTAAATTGAGTTTGTAATTCCTTTGTAAAGATTTTTATAAGATAAGTTTTGTTCATAGGTTTGTCTTTCTACCATAAAAAAAGGGGGGCCGAAACCCCCCTTTAATAAAAATAATGCTTAAGAATTAAGCACCTTCAGAAGCAAAGATACCTCTAAAGTCAGAAACTCCAAAAGAGTATCTTTCTCTAGCTTTGTATCTCATGTTTCCTGTGTCAAAGTCACCTTCCATCTTAGTAGTGATAGGTGCTCTTTCAAAGTACTTCATTCCGTTTGGCACATCTGTAATGATGTAGAACGCATCAGTATCAGTTAAGAAATTATTAACCACGAAACCTTGTGGTAACATTCCCATAGATCTTAATGCATTGATATCATTATCAGCAGTTCCAACTCTTTGAGCAGACTTCATTAATCTCTCCGCTGTGAATTGTAATTCACTTGGAATAATTAATTTCATCCCTTTAGCTGCGATTTTTAAACCTCTCTCATCAGTGAAAGCAGCGATATCAATCATTGCTTGTTCTAATGAAGTTTCGTTTAAGTCAGCTTGAGTTGCTAAAGTGTTCGAAACAGTACCCGCGATTGTTGGGTGTGCAGTGTTAAATAAAGAAACACCGTCACCTGAATCAAATCCATCAGTTGTTGGTAAACCTTGGATTAGTGGGTTAACTGCTTTTACTTGCTTAGTGTTTGCCATTGAACGAGCCAACGCTTTTGTGTATCTAGAAGCTAATCTGTCATACAGGTTATCTTCGATCGCTTCTTCAGTAATTGTGAAGCCTAAAGCAACAGTCTCGTGAGTGTATCTAGCAGTAAAAGTCTCTTGAGCATTGTCAAAAGTAATACCAGAACCCTCAGGTTTAACTTGTGCTTGACCGAAACCTGATAACATTACTTCTTCTTCAAAAGCTCTGTCCGAAGATTCTTTTGTGTAGATTTCTTCGTGTTGGTTTTCGTATCTTTTGTATTCCAGGCCAAATAGTGCATTTAAACCTGGCTCTAGTTCTTTAACTAGCTGTGATCTTGAAATAGCCATATTTATATCCTCCTATTATACGCCTGTTGTTGTTTTCAAGTTGTGTTCATTGATCGTAACAACCCAGTTCACATAACCTGAACCGACTTCGTTGTTTTCCGGATCTTTTGATACACCTATGATTTTTAACTGTGCTGAGTTGGTGCTTAAAGTAGCATCATTCAACATCGCGTTAGAAACATAGTTCGCTGAATTACCAGCTGAAAGTGTG